AAAAAATACAAACATCTTCGTAAGTTTTAAGAGGTTGTTTTTTTGCGTTTAAATGCCCAGTTGGTTTCGATTTTTTCCAAGCCCAACAATACTTAAACATCTTCGGATTACTCATAACCAATGCAGACGTAAACGGCTGACTGGCAGTCATCACAATCGCCCCATTAGGCTTAATGATTCGCTTCAACTGCTCCCACATCAACGGCAAGTCAATAACCGTATCCCACTTGCAAGCGGTCGTGCCGTATGGCGGATCAGATAGAACCATGTCAACGCTGCCATCTGGTATCTCTTTCATGCGCTCAAGGCAATCGCCTAACATTAAATTCATTTTATACCCTTAAAATAGTGTGTTGGTTTCTTCGTGTGTCCAGTCTGTCACTGCCAGAAACAGATTCAGAGGATCAAGAAACCCTTTTGTAAACAGTTCTCGCTTGTCTACGTACTTATCAAGGCCAAATTCTGTTGGCATGGTTCCCTCGAATCCTATCACAGCTTGGTTGATAGGATTCGGTTTACGTAGTGCAACCATTCTAATACGTGACCCATCTTTTACAATAGGTGTTACCTTTAGCCCGTACTTTTCAATAACCCAGTTATGGATTAGTGCTGCCTTGACTTGTCGTGGTGATCCTTTACCAAATATTTTGTCTTTATCTGCGTATTTGAGAATGTTGTTTACACCTGTTGGGATTGCAATGTCCTCGATTTTGTAAGTGTAAAACTCTTTTTCAAATTTAGCAACCATCTTGTGTAGGTCTGTTTCATTACCACTTAGAGCAATTTTGTAACAGTCCACCAACAGAGACTTGGCCCATGACGGAGTAGAGCCTTTCACAGATTCCATTCCCATGATCTTATACTTAGGATTTTCTACCAAGCGGTTGCCCTCATCGTCAAGAACTTTCATGACGTAACGCTTTTTGGCAACAAGAATGGCTGATTCAGCTATCACTTCTCGTGACCAGTGCATAGCCTGTTTGTAAGAGTTCAAATATTCTGCTAAATCTAAACATTGTTCTTTTAGTCTTTTTTCTATGATAGCACTAAATTCGTCAATTTTTGTTACTACTTTGTCTTTGTCACCATCATATTTCTTCATAAGATTATTTCCAAGTGAGGATAATGAAAAATATGCCGAGTCAGTATCTCCACTTACTATATAATTTTCCTTTTTCTTAAACAGGTCACACAGAAATTCGTTTGTTTGGTACGAACACCACTTGTTCACAAGTTGTCCAGTGGTAGTAATTGATTCAGCGGTATCAACCATAAAGTATAAGAAGTTTTGTTGGCCAAGACTGCCGTACAAAGCGTTGATGAGGATTTTTATTCCCATTTGTTGATTTTCATAGTAATTTACTAAGTCTCTATATGACTCATCACCACCTTTAAGAAGATTTTCCGCTTCTTTCTTTTTCTTCTTATACATTACCCTGTTATTATACATTTCTTCCATTAATTCTGATAAAAATGATTGCTTCTCTTTTGTATAGAATATTCCATTAGCCGCCATTGAAAGATTGTACCTTTTCAGAACACTTGTATTGATTTGGCGATTCAACAACTTTTCAACATTATTGGATGGGTGAACAATTCCTTTAACTTCGTCTGGAAGATCACGATAATTTACGATAGTTTCAGGCCCGATGTTGACCTGTTGTATAATGTGAGGATACAGGCTTTGTAAGTCATAGCTCACAACCCAATCATGCTTTCCCGCTTGTGTAGGGTGTACAAACGCCCCTTCAAACTCGCGTACCGGTGTATCTACCTGATTGAACAAGGGAGCAACATTCTTGTTATACAAATGCTTGGCAATAAACTGTTCCCACATTTTAGTGGTTGTTATTGTGTCTTGATAATTTGACAATGTTGTATATGCCAACGTAAACACCAGATCAAACAAACCAAGCTTCTTATCCAGATCATCAATGATTTCGCAATCCTGAATGTTGTAGGCAATGTAAAGATCAGGATCAACTTGCCACAACTCTTTCAAACTACCTGCAACGTGTGAGAAGTCTGTTTTACCCGCCACACCCTCTACCTGAGCTATTGTATCAAGCTTGTAGTTCTCTCTAGGGGTGTAGGTATGCTTTTTATAAACAAGCATGTAGTCGAGGTGTGGAAGCCCTACAATCTCATACTTGATAATAAGATTATTCCATTGGTTCATGGTTTCCCGTTCATAGATCAAACCGAACGGAGATAACCTATTCACCATAGCCTTTCCTAGAATCTTGCGCCCGCGCTCAATGATATATGGCATATCAAAATCTTCGCTGTTCCAGCCAGTGGTTAAGTCGTATTTCTTATCTTCTACGTGACGAATATAGGCTTCTACCATAGCCTCTTCTGTATCAAACTGAGTATGAACTACTTTACACGTTTTTGTAATGTTCGCGTATTTAGATTGATCAAAGGATTTCAAACCAAACGAATAGTGAACTTGTTCCCGAGTGTTCTTAATGTTGATCTGTTGAATCTGATACTTACATTCTTGTGGATTTGGGAATGTATCGTAATCGGTTTCAATGTCAGTAATACCAATATCAATTTGGTCACGTTTGAATTGTGGCGTTTGCCCCTCAAACATCTCTATGATAGCCTGATTCTCAAACAAGCGATTACCATAGATAACAGAACCACCCATCTCTGCGTAATCTTTACCGAAATATGCAGCATCTTTGATAGAGTCAAATGTTTTCTTCTTTAGTGGTTCGCCATAGATGGATTTGGTGACATCCTCATCATCTGTATCCGTTTGTTGATTAGGGAAGTATAAGCTTGGTTTGTAGTCATCCATAGTAGTTACGTATTTCTTCCCATTTTTGACGTATCGAAGAAGAATCTTGCTACCGCGCTTTTTGTAAAATGTGTAAAACATGTTATCGCTCAAAATATTACCTCTAGTTAGACTTAATAACTTATATATTCTACCACAAAAAAAGGGATACTCGCAAGCATCCCTTTGGTTTAATTTTTGTAGTTATGTTTAAAGAGCGATTTTCCAACTCATTCCATCAAAGTCATAAGACTGAGCGCCGTATGTTTTCATCATATCGTAACTAAGTTCTTTGATGAATGCACTTAGGTCATTCTTGTTGTTTGATGAATTAAAGAAAATTTCAATCCCCATCAAGTCATCAAAGAATGCATCGTTGTCGATATGGTCAATCCGAACCTGATATTCATCAGCATTACGTTGGATGTACTTCTCAACAGACTCAAGAGCCTCATCAATTACTGTTCTGGAACATGTTACCCAGTCATAGCTATCATTCCAATTTTGATCGCCTTCATCAAGGTCAAAATACTCTTCCAAAAGAGCAATCGCCATTTCTGAATTATCGAAACTACACTCTACCACCATTTTATCTGCGGAATCAAACAACTGAACAACTGTCTTGCATGTTTTTTGATCAAAACTTAGACTGTATCCCTCAGTCATCTCAACTATTTGTTCATCAACTTTATTGATCCAGTGATCAGATTCTACGTACTCAGTTAGTGTTAACATTGCGAAACCCCATTTTAGTATTTGTGTATAGACTATTTATGTAAGTAGGTTGTTGAACTTTCCAGCGTAAAATTCACCAACTTGTTTATCAAAAATGATATCACTAGGAGAAAGCTTAGTTGTGAGTGTAATGCCTTCCAAAGTCTTAACCCTAGAAAGTGCAACATACGTCATACCGTGAGCAAATGCCCTTGGAATGTTGATGATAGCTTTCTCAAGTGTGCATCCTTGGCTCTTATGTATTGTGATTGCATATCCATGCTTAATAGGGAACTGAATATAACTTGCTTTTTCTTCCATGTACAAATTACCCTCTGCATTGCGCTTATACTCAAATTCAGCCCAACGATAGGGAATAACTCTGTGTACGGTATCTTCATCAATCATTACTTCAATGAACGTTTTGCCCATTTCTGATACATAACCAATCTCACCATTTCTATAAGATTGATCATTGGCTGTGATCATAACCTTAGTACCAACTTTCAGTGCTAAATAATCTGGTGCAGGACGCTCTCTAAAGCCCCCAAACAAGGTTCCTTTATAAACCTGCTCTACCCCCTCAAGTGACGAGTAAGCCTGTTCATTGATAGCCTGTGCGTCTTTGTTGGTGGTTGTTAAGAATGTAGCACCATCTTCAATATCATCTGGGTCAACTCCCTTCTTCATTTTGTAATCTAACAAACAGTTATCATTGAAGTAGTTAAGACTAGCTTTGTACCCATCAACTTTAGAGTGTATATTTTGCAAATGACCAATTAACTCTGCATCCGTTTGTCGAATGATATCTGTAAGTTCGATATGTGTTAAGTTTGCGGCAGACCATGCATCTGTGGTAAAGCAAAACGGGGAGCTAAATTCTTGATTAAATACATCTGCTTCACCACCTCTATTATTAACAACTGGTGACAACTGACCAAAATCACCAACGGCTATGATCTGCACACCACCGAACGGTACATTCTTCCTCTTAATCAATCTAAGCTTTTGATCCATAGCAGAAAAAACATCAGCCCGAACCATAGAAATCTCGTCACACACAATTGTCTTAATCAAGTCATCTTCAAAAAGCTCTTTTGTTTTCTTTGACACTTGATTACGTAGATATTCTGTACATACACCAATAGGTATACCAAACGTACTGTGGATTGTAGCGCCTTTGATATTAAGAGCCGCGATACCTGTTGGTGCTAAGAAAACTGCTCTTTCGCCAAGATTCTCTCTAAGAACATTCAATACATAAGACTTTCCTGTACCACCAAGACCACCCAAATGAACGTTCTTACCAGATGTAACAAGATCATACGCAAGTCTTTGTTTCTCATTAAACAATTCTATAGACATCAATTCTTCTCCGTGTAAAAAGTAAAAAATAGGGGTGATTAAACCCCTCTAGCATTCAACCAGCATAACCAGTTAGTGGATTGATTTTCTTTTCCTCTTTCTCAAACCTGAATCTATTATGTGTGGCACGAATCATAGCAGAATACCTAGCCATTGCAAACTGAGTTTGTTTGGTCAGGCTGTTGAGGATGTTAATCGCGCTATCATCCTTACCAGCAATCTTTCCAATGTACACAGAGTTTGCCATTTCACGATTCAACCAACCACCCTTGTTCACAGGCTTTTTGCGACGATATACCGGCTTTGCTTTCTTAGCCTGCCCATCGTTGGGGTGCTTACGCAAATGACGGTCTAGGCGCTTCTGACGCTGTTTGGTGTCATTGTATGCTGCAAAGTACCGCTTATCTGAATCACTCTTAGTTTTCTTGCTACCTTTAGACATTTTTCACTACCTCTCAATATTGATTATATTTCAACTACGCTTTTTAACACCGATTGCATATTTCTGTGATGTTGTCCATTCATCTTTTTCGCTGTGCTTAATAACCTTGACCATAGATGACTTGCCCATTGGAATAAGGTCATCGCTTTTAACAAACTTTACTAAGTCCCAATCTTCTAGCATCTTAGATATTCTATTTCTTCTTGCAATATCACCCTCGCTTAATGTCGAACTTCTTCCATCTAATATATAAAGTTCTTTAAAATGACAGAGATAGTATTTACCTTGCTTATGTAGAATGTGAACACTTTGAAACAGCTTCTTTTCATTCTTAGCAGGGACACCCATTCGTGTCAAGGTTTCTTTTACTTTTCGAAACCCGTCATCACCATCTACTTCAATTTCTACCATGTTATTGATCACTGATTCAATATGACTCATTTCTTCAATCCCCCAACTTCATATGTATTTTTTAGTGCTTTGATGTTTTCATCGGTCATCAGTTCAAGGTACTGTTTTGCGTGAACTCGATTTACCTTGTAATGCTTTATAATGAGATTCAAAACAGCCTCATCTTCTTTGTCTGCCTTGGCCCATTTTCCGTATCGCTTCTTTCGACTCAGTACATAGAAGTAGAAATCGTGTTGCAACAGCTTATTCAATTCAGGATGCTTGTTCATTTCATTAGCATACATTATTGAATCAGGGTGCTGACTCATTGCGCGATTAACAAGAAACGATTCATACTTAGATTTTGTTTGTTCTGTATATAGGTATTCTTTTGTAAAGCCTATATCATTCACAAAATCAAAAACGCTCTTTACCTCACTCATAGGAAATCAACTTCCATCATGATTTGTGTTGCCAAAGCGCAGATATGAATCTCTTTGTCTGGAACCACACTGTCATAGCGTTGGTAGTCGCCAATGGTAATCACCGCCTGTGGCACTGACGAAGGCTCTACAAAGTTTTTCAACTCAGCGTATAGCATTGTATAGGTATTGGTAAGATCGTTCTTGGCGTTCTCTGCACACCACTGACGAACATCTTTAAACTTCTTACCCTTCATAGCCAGAACCAGCTTCTCAATACTCATCTCTTCGATGTTTAAAAGAATGCCTTCATCAATCTCACCCGCTTTTGAGTATTGCTGAATCTGATTCAGAATACGGCGGTTGTCTGGGTAGAACTTCTGTACCAGCTTAACCACAACTCGCTTGTCAAAAGGAATCTGCTCAAAATCTAAAATGGCAGAAACACGTTTGAACATCTGAGCCTGCATCTTCATTGATTCTTCTTTGGTCACACCAAAGTCTATACAAACAAGCCTAGACTTAACAGGATCAATGATTCGATTAGGAAAGTTGCACGTCATAACGAATGAACATGTCTTTGAAAACGATTCAATGAACCCTCGCAAGCCAGCTTGTAAGGCATTACTAGCATGATCAAACTCATCAAGAATCACACACTTCTTTTTGTCTTTGCCAGTCAGTGAAAGTGTTGATGCAAAATCTCTGATCTTTGTTCGCAGTGTATCAATACCTGATTCCTCTGAGATATTGATAATCAACCAATCAGTATCAACTTCCTTACACAATGCTTTTGCTGTTGTTGTTTTTCCTACACCAGCACCACCGTACAAAAGCATATTAGGAACTTCGTTTCCCTTGACAATATCTTCAAACTGCGCCTTAATTCTTTGTGGAAGAATGACGTCTTCCACACGATCTGGTCTGAATTTTTCAACCCAGATCGTTTCGCGTTCATTATGTCTCATTAATATCAACCCTCTCGATTATTGAATTTCAGAATCTTTGTCCATGGCAATCCAGTATTCCATAGTACCACAACGAACACGAGATATGCGCTGTGTTTTTGAGAATGTGAATTCACACTCATCATCTAGAACCGTCATAATCTCTGTTGGATAAAAGATATCAAACGTATCTTCACATGGGCCAAGCTCAATTGTAAAGGCGTTCATTTCTTGGTTGTCGCTATCTACGCGGCGATTGAATGTGGTGAAGTATACGTTCTCACCGTCAGCGCGAAAGCCAATGTATTCAAGTCGCAAGGTAGCTGCGCTTTTCATGACTGCTTTCAAGCTCTTTTCATCAACGTCAATAACAATATCTTCTGACTTGAGACTGATTTCATTCTCAAAATAGGATGTGATCAGATCAGGACTTGTTTCAATATACTTCAAACGTTGGGAATTGTCGCTGCTTTTTACAATCACAAACCGATCACTTGAGAAATCTAACACTGGTTCATTAACAATGCTCAACACACTGATAAATTCACCCAGATCATACACACAGAAATCACGAGGGAAACTCTCTTCAATTTCTACGTATGCTGCCAAAGTTTTTGTTTCATTGATAGACTTCACAGTGGTGTTGCTGTCAAGAACTCTCAAGCTTTGGTTGATGCTGTATAGCTTCTTGAAAGTCTTGATTGTTTTGTCTGACAACTTAATTTCATTTTCACTCATAATATACCTTTCTCTCATTGGTTAATGTTTCAGTGGCGTGTACTATACGCCTTTTTAGCTTGTACCTCAATCACTTCAAGTGAATTTAAGCAAAGTGCTGTAAGCTTTTCTCCATACACACAACCGGAATCAATATTGATTACTTTGTTGTTGTATTTTTCTTGATCTTCTAACTGTTCAGGAACTGGTTTAAAGTTCCATGACTGGTGCCCATGAACCAACACACAACCATTCGTTGTTTTATCTAAGGCATTCATGTCGATTTGTGTTGATCGCATACAGCATTGTGGTGCGTTTAATGTGCTGTAAACACCATCTGTTTCGATATACTCAATATTCCTGATTGGTGAATGTGATAAAAGAAAAGGAACCATATCCATATCACCTGTATCGTCAAAAAGCTCTACAATGGCTGCGTTTGGCATATCACCAATACTCTTCATAACAAAGTCTTGATGCTGTTCTTCCAATGCATCAAATTTGTCATGAGAGACTTTACGTGAACGGGAACGACATTCTTTGCCCATTCGTTCAAGGTAGAAATTCAGTTCATGATTTCCAATGATACATTCGATAAAAGTATGCTGTAGTGACAAGAAAACTTCAAAAAAATCTGGGCCTCTGTCAATCAAGTCACCAAGCAAGTAAATTTTTGCAAATTTTTCCTCTTTGTAACAATGAACAAGACATTTTTCAACGAGTTCTATCATCTCAGAATTACACCCATGTACGTCACCAATAGCGTACACATTATATCTGTTGACATCAACACGTACTGATTTGACTCTGTTGCCGTGATCAATCATCATTTCATCAAGATCAAATTTACTCACTTATCAACCCCCTCAACAAAACGAACCACGTTGTAATCTTGGTCAATTTCAGTAAATTTGAGATACTCGTTGTACATTGCTTCTTTAATAAATGGGGCCATGGAAGCTGTGTAACGATGATGATGCTTTTCAAGAACCCCTTCTGGTACAAAGAACCCTGTTTCTTTCATACGATCAAAGTTTCTAGACTTCAACTCTTCGATAGAAGGTGGCTGAATCGAAATTACCATGATAGGTGTATGGTACTTTTTAGACACATCAACCACGTCTTGACAGTCTTTGAATCGAATATGTGTGGCGTCAAGAATGGTCAAAGGTACGCGATTTCTCAAACGGTTCTCTAGAACCATTCTAATTGTATCAAACACAATTTTGTTCTGTGTTTGTTCTGTTACCGTTCCACACAACATCTCTCGAAAATTGTCAGATAACAAAACGTGGTTGGAACTTTCATGCCCAAAATATTTTTCAATGAAAGTTCCTTTTCCAGAACACGATGTTCCTCTCATCAGTATAATCATAACGTATTCCCGTTTACTTATCAGCAGCGAATAAGAAGCCGACTAAACTAGCTCCCAGAACGATGCCAAAGAATTTCATCATCTTTTTTGTAATGGTGGTGTTTCCACCAAAGACTGCTACAACAATATATACTCCAAATGAGATAGCAAATCCAAGACCTGCCAGAGCAGCAAAACAAATCACAACCATCAATAGTCCAGCGTTCATAATATTATCCTCGTTCTTCAATGTATTTAATGAGTGAATCCGCAATGTCTTTCTTGTATGACTCATTATCGTTCATATAGGCTTTGAAGTCAAGTCGAAATTGCTTATTATTCATATATTTTTTAATAACTATTTTCTTTCCGTCTAAGATGTTGAATAACAAAGATTTTTGCATATTTGTCAGTAAATCACTTTGAGCAATATTCTTTCTTTCTAATCCAAAAGCTTTTGCAGGGATACTTAGACCAGCATCAGCAATAAACCTATCGAAATATCTTTCTATCAACTCAACAGCCTTATCAGCAATCTCTTCTGGGTATCGGTTTTGGATTCGTGTGTCCCCACCAGAAACAAACTTATCAATAATGGTATCTGGTGTTAACTCTTTACGAAACCGCATTTTCCAGTAGTCTGTGGTTTTGACCTTGACTCGAAAATCGAGATTGGTAAACCAGATAACGTAGCCTTCTGTGTCAATCTCATCAAACATAAGCTTGATTGTGTCATGATCCAGTGCTTTTTCTTCATCGTGTTCGACACAGGGAGTTCCACTATATTCTGCCCATTTTTGTAGTGACCATGGCGGTAATGACTTCCACTGACCTTTTCTCTGTGGATTTTCATGATATCCACCAAGTAAAACCAAGTTGTTTCTTCTACCATAGCGGGAAACTTCTTGTTCGTATAGTGTATGTTGGTCGTCTTCATGAATAGACTCAAACATGAAAGTAGCACTCGCACCATTTGATCGAATCTTTTCTATCATATGAGTGTGTTGGGTAAAAAACATTTCTTTATCAGATTGACTCATTTCATTGTCTTGAAGAGAACCCTTTGTATGAACCAGAAACTTGTCCAGTTCTGCAATGTAATCAACAATACACAGATGCCCATTTACTTTGTGACAAAGAACGTACTCTTGACCACCAGCAATCAAGCTCATTACATGATCAAGTGATGTTTCTTCAACCTCATCCAGATTGAAAATCTTTGGAAATGGATGATTGACAATCTCGCCCTTATAGAATACCAGACCACGACAAGATTTTGTCACATCATCCCATGACTTATCAAAAAATGTTTCTTGAGAGTAGCAGTATAGAGTAAAATCACCCGATACATTTCTCTTGACAAGACCACGATCAACGTATGTTTCAACCAATTCTTGTGTAATTTTCATAGTGTCATTAACCCATTTGTGTTGTGTAGGTACATTTTCAGATTTGCTTTACAAGCTCGATCATAGCAGTCCTTTGTTCCTTTTGTCAACACAGAATCATCCGTTATTCCTATCCATGCATCAGCGTAGTCAACCATTTGTTGATTACGCATATGACCACCGAATTTTCCATATAGGCGAAGGTAAGGGAAATCTGCTATTTTAATGCCCTTCTTATCTGCCCATTTCCAACCAGACATATCAACACCTTTCGCCAAACCACAGACCAACTCAGTGATTTTAAAGCCAGAGAGGATGACAGCCTGTTCAACCTCGCTCGTTTCTAAAAACAATTTTCTTGATCCGCATATGATTACTTTCATTAGACGCCTGTTTCCATGGATGTGAATCCGTCATCACCAATCTTGAAGAAAAGTTCTGACCTGAAATAATCTTGAAACTCTCCAAACCTCTGTGTTACAACAAAAACATTTTTATGCTTCATTTTCTCTTTGATCAGATTCATAAACAATGATACACCATCCTGATCCAAATTTTCCAGAAGCTCATCAATGAAAATTAAGTTAGTAACCGCGCTATTTTTCATTGCAGATACTTCAAGCAAAACCATTAGGATGCTAAGATTTATTCTCGTTTTCTGACCGGTACTCAAGTTATCATAGGTAAAATCTTTCTTATTCACACTGTTGATAGTTTCTTCAAAGTTACCATCCAGTGTGATATTGATGAAAAATCCCATGTGATTCAGATATTCGTTTACGCGCTTGTTGATAAACCCAACATAATCATCGACAATAGACGCCTTAATACCGTCATCTTTAAGCATAGAGCGCATGGCTTCATACTCTTCCATTTCAAGCATCAACTCGTTCAGGGTAACATCCATCTCATTAACTTTTTTATCCAGTTCTAAAAACTGATCATCAAGCCCTTCGTCTACTTTCTTTTCACTGATTGACTTTATCTGATTAGAAAGCTTTGTGTTTTCACGATCAAGAAAATTCATTTCTGACTGATTGGTATTGATAGAAGATTGAATCTGTGACTTCTCTTCTAGTTGATCAGATATTTCCTTTATCTTATCCAGAACCTTTTTCAGTTCATCCATCAATTTAGTGGTTTGTTCTGTAATTTCCCCCTGCTTAGAATCAACACCCGTTATAATGGCCTGCTTAAAATCTTCATCAATATGCTGTGTGCATGTCGGGCATTGATCATTATCATCATAGAAAGCCCGCTCCTTTTTCAGTTCTGTCATCTTTGATGTGAACTTATAAGAGAACTCACTGAACTTTTGCTTCTTATCTTTTAGCTTTTTGTATTTTTCATCAAGCCCTTCATACTTTTTAAGACTGGCTTCAAGATCAGAATCTTTCGATTCAATGGATTTGATCTTGTCTGTATTGTCAGTAATTTGCTGGTTCAGTCCATCAACCTGATCAGATACGTTGTTCTTGGCCTGCTCAATCAACCGTTCAACACCATCACGTTTAGTCACTGACAAACCACGTTCATAGTCTAGGTCAGAAATTTGAGCCTTGATTGAATCTGCATTGCCTTTAACAATCTTGTTCATGTATCCAAAAATGTTGATGTCTAGAATGTCCTCTACCACCTTACGGCGGTCAGCAGCACCCATATCCATAAAGGGTATGTAACGCTCACGGTTCAGCAAACAAACCTGTGTGAATAGCTTGTGATCCATTCCTATGACGTTTTCTAGCGTTGCCTGATAATCTTTGCTTGCGGCGTTCTGATCTAGCAGTTCTCCGTTCTTGAAAATCTTAAAGACCTTTGGCTTTTCACCACGAACTACTTTGTACTCATCGCCGTATTTTGTGAAGACACATTCAGTTTGCATGTTCTTTCGATTGATGCTGTTGATTAGTCCAGCAAGCTTAACCTTTTTTAGTGGCTTTCCGAATAGTGCGTAGCTGATAGCTTCAAGCAAATTGCTTTTACCTGCACCATTTGGCCCACCGATTAGGGTAGTTGGCGAACGGTCAAGATCAATTTTCATGCCAGCATTACCTACTGACTGAAAATTTTTGTAACTGATAGACTTAAAATTGATCATGTATTATTCACCCTTAACCATCATGTCAGATGCTTTAGCCTTTACATCATTGAACTTGCTCATAATCGAGGCCCGCTTGTCTTCTGAAACTGTCTTCATAACGTATGTGTCTATGTAAGTATCAATAGACTTATCTTTTACGTCTGGTTCAGAAGCATCAGTTTTGGTAATTTCTTTGGCACTCAGTATAGCATAATTATTCTGAACCTGTACATCAATCGGTTTGGCGTTGTTAACCTTAGAGAAAAAGTCCATAAACTTGACTTTATCATATTCTTTGTCGATCACAACTTTTACAAACTGGTGGTTGCAATACTCATTGATCTGATCATCTGTCAATCCATGATCGTCTTCGTAGAGAATTTCAGTGAACAAGCTATACTCGTTTTCAATATGAACCTTTTCTTGTGTGTCTGTGTCATACACCCAGAACCCGCGCTTGTCGTTATGATCTTGCCAATTGAGATGAAACATTGATCCCAGATATTCGACATTACCAATTTTTGACGGGTGATGAAAGTGACCAGACCACACACCTTTAAATTCTTTGAAAAGGCTTGGTTCGATTCCAGATTCACAACGAGATGAATTCTTGTACATGAGAAATGAATTAAATTCGGCGTGGCAAAGTACAACTGTGTTTTCTTTGTCTTTGATGTTGTTTAGTTCTGTCATGAACTCATCGTAGTTGTTGCCGTTGATCCATGGCACAAATACAAACCGACTACCATCAAACTCGAATTCTTCTACCTTGTCTTTTAGAATGTGTACATATTTGCTGTGTTGCATAATAGACAAAGATGTGACCGCATTTGTATTTTTGAATGCCAGATCATGATTACCAGCAATGGTGTACATAGTACACTTATGTGACTCTAGCAAAGGCAGAAAAACCTCATTCACAAAAGCAATATCACTGAGTGACAAGTGGTTTCGATTATCAAAAAAATCACCAAGCATTAATAGTGTGGTGATGTTGTTTTCTTTCATATAAGGAAAGAATTTTTCTTTAAAATACCACGTAAAATAATCTCGGAAGATTGTACTGCCACCTCGCGCCCCGATATGCCAATCTGTTGATATCATTACTTTGCTCATTTCTATGCGTCCTTATGGGTTTCGCAACGATGTGTATACCAACCACCACCGCTTATTGTTGTTGCTGGTTCACCACACATAATACAAATATCTTCTGTGTAATCCTCAGCGTTTTGTATAAGCTCAAAAATAGAATCACTACCTTCATTAATGTAAAATCGAAGCCCACCGAATTTTTCTTTAATTTGTATAATCTCTCCATTCCAACCACACTCAAAAAGATCATTAATCAGATTCTGAACAATACTTCTCCATGAGTCTGGGACTTGATTAAGAACCACCTCTAACGTGGTTGGTAGTTTATTAAAACCCACAAAGTAAAGTTGATTATCCATTTTTAAACTCCATTGCGCTTTTTCATATTGATTGTATTAAATAAAATAAGGTCTTCTTGAGCTTCATCAAGTTTTTCTTCCACCTCTCCAAGCTCAAAATAAAGTTCTTCAATATTCTGCTTCAAATTTTTAATTTTTTCTTTGTAGTTAGATATTGAAACTTCAAGAGAACTTGTGTCAATCTCTGGAAAAATAATTTGATTATCCATATCAACACTCGCATTGATTTTTTTCAGATTCATGAAGATCACCTTCAAGCTCTGCTATTTTGTCTTTTAATTCTGAAATTTCTTCTTTATACCCATCAACCGCTTCCTCAATCATAGCCTCAACAATAGTTGCCAATTCACTTGTGTCTTCTAAGTCAACATTAAAAAATGCGTTCCTGCTCATAATTTCACCTCTTTTAAGATCATGTCGATTATTTTGTTTCGCTCGTGAATCTTCTTTAGTGCAATGAACTCAGAATCTTCACGAATTCCCATGACGGTATCATAGGAATTATCTCTGTGCAACTGTTTTATCATTTCAATGAATTCGGAGTTTCTGGATTCTGATCGCATGAAGTGTATTTCCAATTAACATCGTCTAGTGAAACATCTATCTGTTGTGATGCCATGAGCCTCGATTTTAAGAGGCTCATGGCTCTGGCATGGCACTGGTGTTGATACCTATACAAGTTTAAAAGACATGATGCTGATATTCCACTAGGGATGTGGGTAACAACTACCTTATCCCCGTTTCTTGCTTGCATTATTAATTACTCCATATCCAGAATGCTGTCGTTATCATCGCCTTTCTTCTTACGTTTCTGACGTTCTTTGTTCAGCCCCTGAATCTCTTCATAGTTGTCGATATACTTTAAACGATCACTGTACATTTCATTGGATTCATCAATAATTTCCATGTCTTCTTCATTCATGTTGTTCTCATCAATATCACCAGCAAATCCGTGACTGTCATCAAACAACTTTAGTTTTATATACTGTTGCTTGTGTTCTTTCTTGATCCTTTGAAAGTTTGCATTGTTGACCAATTGTGTCAAGTATGCAAATGGATTGTTGTATTTCTCTGGGTTAAAATTGTGTGCATACTTGACACAGGTTTCGATTGCGTCATTGATCATCTCTTCTTTCCAGTTCGGTGTGTAGTTTACAAACCGAGGACTGTAGCACCGTCTGTATGAAATATCTAGAATGGCTTGTCCAATAATATTGGTTAATGGTGGTGCTGTGAACGTTTTAAGCGCCTTTCTAAATTCTTCTTGAATCTCTGCACTGTGTTGCTCAAGTTCTTCTTCACCAAGCAAACCAAAGTCATCAAGAATTTTCTCTTTGTGTTCTTCCAGAAGCTTTTGCTTGACTGCATAATACTTTTGAAATTCTTTGAACAATTCTTTGTTGTTTATATAGTGTGATTTTTTGTCTTCTTTTTCTGCTTCCAACTTCAATTCGAATTCCAGATTGTCAATATCCTTTACTGTGATTTCGCTAATTTTTTTCATACTGCGTGATAATCCTCTAAAGCTTTTGTACATAACTTATCTACGTACTCATTCAACTCAATACCAGCATGGCCTTTTATCCATTGAAACTTAACGGAAGGCATCTGTGATTTAAGTGTATCAAGTCTTTTCCAGTAATCTACATTCTTAATAATCTTCATTGAAGAACCTTTCCAACGTTTGTTCTTCCAACCCCACAGCCAATCATTCATGCCTTTGGATAGGTATTGACTATCAGTATATAGTGTTATATCCATTGATGCAAGTTGTTTACTTGTAAATCTATTAAAAATAAACTCTAGTGCATATAGTCCTGCACTCAATTCACCTTGTTGTGATGTTCCTGTAATACAACCACGTTTTTCATATATAACTTTTTCAATATCTGGTGAATACAAACAGAAAGCCCATGACGCTATTTCTTTACGCTTCCCTCCGTCAGAGTATATTTGTAATTTCTTTTTCATTTTAATCCTCTGTCTTTTGGAATCTAGTTCTCAAAGCCGCTTCTAATCTAGTATCAGTTTGTAACTCAGCATATTGTATTGCTATTTTGTGTTTTTGTTTACGCCATGCTTCGTGAGCTTCATATTGATCAGTGAAGCAGCCTAAACATTCCTGCTTTTTGGTAAATGGATTTTTACACTGTGCAGCAAATTTTTCTAAATCCATTCTCCAATAGACTCCAATTGGATATTTTCCTCTAATTTTATCACTAGACAACATAAACGAATTTAACCCACCACTCACAAAAACACAAGTTTGTGGTGAATATATCTTATTACCTTGGATTAAAATGTCTTTATCTAATTGCTTACCTTGCCAATCCTGCGTTTCCATCCATAATTTAAACTTTGAAAATGTTAACCATTCATCACAAACTAAACAACCAACATACGTTGGAAATTTTTCATGATACCTTTGACTATAGCAACGTTTAAGCATTCCTGCCCATGATGAATAAAAGGGGCAACGCCAAAGAATCTTACGCTTATTGTTGATTACTTCTCTGTGGGTTAGTTTATAATCCGCGTCATTGATTCCCATACCAAAAACTAATCGTTTTTTCAATTTTAAAATCCTTTAAGTAAAAACCAGTTTTTTGACTTTTTATACACTAAGAATAATTATAATACACTTTTGGTTATGTTGCAAACATTTTATACACTATTTTGACTAAAGAGAGCGCAGCGAACGGGGATGCGGTTTTCTATTTTTTTCTTTTTTCTTTTTTCATATACAGTAATGAGCGCCAGCGAATGAGGATATACTTTTTTGTTCTTTTTATATTCTTTTTTATTCTAATAAAATCCTTTAAAGACGTTCATAAACCTGTTAAAATACTTTCTTATACAGTAGTGAGCGAAGCGAGCGAGGTATATTTTTTTCTTTTTTTTTTTCTATAACCTTCCATATACAGTAATGAGCGCCAGCGAATGAGGTTTAAGTTTTTTATTAGTTTATTTTTTGGCGAGTGTCTTTTTACGATGCCAAAAAAGGTTTTATCTTCTTTTGCTTGTGAAACTAGGCAGAGTTTAGCGGATCGAAAATATCCTGTCAAGACTTATTTTCGTTAACATTATGTAATGTTTAAAAAGAGTGTTGACACACAAAACAGACACACATGTGTCTATAAAAAGGGCTTTAAACTCATTAGAGGCTTTGGTGTGTCCATAGAGAGGTTTTTGTTAAGGGGTAGGGCGTAGTATAGAATGAAAGAGAAAATCTGTTCAGTGAGCTTGTACAGAGTTGAAAATGTGAAATAAGAACATCAAAAAGAGAATTTACCCCTTTTTGATGTCAACAGGATAGAATTTGACAGGATGTTGCTCATTGGCATAGATTTTTACACGAGCCTTGCCATGCTGTATCATATACCCACTATACCGCTTGTCGGGCATAGAAAGATCATCAACCACGTCATAAATTGTGGCAACCTCTTTTGTATCATGCAATCGCATCAATCGACCAATAGACTGAATGATCCTGATCATGGATTTTGTGGATGATGCAAGAACCATGTTGTGAAGCTTATTGATAGAAATACCAACAGCCATAGTTCCAAAAGTGGCACAGGTTATCACACTCTCACCAGCCTCGATCTTAGCCTTGATAACGTCACGTTCTTTGTTACTGACCTCGCCATTAATAACAAACACATTATCATGCTTTTCTTTCAACATCTCATATACAGGAGTTTGATAGATGTCTATTGAGTCAAACAAAACAAGCGTATTTCCTTTCAGGGACAGAATCAGATTGACAAGAAAATTTTTCCTTTCAGGGAGTGAATAGATAAATTCTTTTTCAACACGATACCAGTCTTTAGGGTTTCGTTTTTTTCCATCTTCCTTTGTGAATACGGTAGACGCAAGATCACCCTTGAATTCTTGGCTATACTTCAACAAAAGCATCTTCACATCAATAGGGGATGCCACACCTTTATCAATGCTTTCTTTTGCTGTCATGATGATCTTGCGCGGGCCAAACAAACCTTCAATAAACATTTCGTTTGATTCAAACCCATCAAGCGAACCGGTTAAGCCATGCTTCATAGGGCAGTTGATAGAATTTTCAATCAAACCAGAAAGGACTTGGGCAGAGCTACCGTGAACTTCGTCACAAAATACGGCTTTCATATCATCAAAAACGTATTTAGGAAGCTTTGCCATGGACTGCCATGTAGTAATAACAATCTGTCTATCAATATATTTTTTATAGTCTTTGTTGATTTTCTGACAATGAGTTCCAACATTCCACTTAACAGAGGAACCCGTAGCATAATTTTCAAAATCATTGTACATCTGCTCAACTAGGTTTCCAGAGGGAACTACGACAAAGAATTTTTTGTCTTCCATCTCAGGAAGTAGTTGCAACATACGCAAGGCGCTGTAAATGATAAGGGACTTACCACTACTTGTAGATGACAAACATAAACTGCGTCCCATGCCAAACATATGCATAAGAGCATCGTACTGGTGTTCGTGTGGTGTAATTGGCTTACCTTTGCTATGCGGATCAATCACCGTAGTCATTACGTGTTCAATATCTTCACGAGTGAGGTCAGTCTGTGGAATAAGCTCAGGATCAACCTTGTAGCTGTATCCCTGCCCCTTTACAAACCTTAGCAGTGCCAACACCAAGCCTACGGGAAACGTCTTGTTACGGCGGTTATAGAGCCGTTTTTGACCATCCCATTTACCAGCTTTCACACGCGGGTCATGTTTAGCGTTAGGAACCTCAAAGCTAAACTTATCCTGAATCTCCATTTCCATGTATTGTTCAACACAAGAAATCTTGACATAGGATTCGTTAATCTTCTGGATTATAATCTGAGGTTGCGACATATTCATAAGCCAATTTTAATAGTTTGTTAGCGGTTGTGTCTATTACTATATAGGGTATTTTAACTTGCTCTCTAATAGCGGCAAAGTACCTGTGATGTCCGTCAACAACATAACCATCCTCACTTACGATGATGGGTTTCATAGAAGGTATTGAATCAGGGTCTTTTCTCATACCCATACAAATATTTCTTATCTTGTCCTCGTTGAAGCCTTCCGCCTGCAACGGTTTGAAATAATCGACCAATCTCATATATGGAGAACTGCCCACACCCATACTCTCTGTTAGCCATTCCGTGAATTTAGAAACGTCATCAATCTGAGGCATATTAATTCTAGCTATCATAAACTGTTCTGTGATAAATTCTTTAAATGGTTTCATGTGTTGCTCCT